GTATAGTTTTGATGGCATATTCTATTTCCCCCTTATGCTGAAGTCTTCTCAACGATTGCAAAAGCCTCAGCTGCTGCAACTGCGAAGCCACGACGAACTCGTGTCTTAAGAAGAACTCCATCCTTTGAAAAGTCTGCATCACGAGATACAGCTGATTCGATTGTTGAACGAACACCATTGATCATCATATTGCGGTTACCGACAATAAGAAGTGGGTTTCCTGATGGTGTTGCTGAAGCAGCTGCTGATGTAGCAGCTCCGTAAGAAACAACTAGAGGATATCCAAATAATGATCCTGGACGTGCACCCATTGGATCTGGAAGAACTAGGTTTCCACCTGTTGTTTCCATGTTACGAATGTGTGAAAGCATCTTTGGGTGTGCGATAAATACTGTGTTAGCAGCATCAAAGTACTTGCTTGATTCAGCAAGACCAAGAGCATCTGAAATATCGTTGAATGTCAACGCTCCAGCTGTCTGAATGCGGTTTGATGCTGAGTTGTACTGTGAAACTGTGTAATACAATGAGTTGAACGGTTGTCCGTCATCTCCGTCGCCTACAGCTGTTACGCCAAGGCAAGCATTGTCATACTTACGTGCCCAGAGTGATGCCCACTCTCTCTTGTAAGTATTAAGTGTGTCTACGAGTGAATCGTTAAGATCTTCCTCTGAAATGTTGAAAATTTGTGCATACTTCTTAGCTGTAAGAACAATCTCATCCAGAGTTGTATCTGAATTTGGAATGTCTACGCCTTCTGCAACAACTACTGGTGCATCTGATACGAAGCGTGGAACGCCTTTTGTACGAGATGCCATATTCTCACGACGAGCAAAAGCTTCTACAACAGAATTAGCGATTGTTGCTTGAATAGCAACGGATCCCTTTTCTTCTGGAATATAGCCATTGTTCTCTGTGAGATCTGTGCGACCTGCGGCCATGTTAATCTCCTTTAAATTGGTTAATTTGAATTTTGAACATATAATCGTCCGAATATATTAATCGCAATCCAAATGTCCATCTGGAGTTGCATAGAACAATTATACCTTATTTTCTATCTTTTTAGTACTAATTTAGCCTGTAAATCACTTGCTGTCATTGGAGTATCTACTGGATTGCTTACACCAGCATCTGCTTTTCCTGCAACAATAAATCTAGGGTCAAATAGTTCTGGAAAGTCTGTCTTTAATGTAGCAACTTGCTCATCAAGACCTGCCACCTCAAAGTCTTCAGTCAAAGATAATGTGTCTAATTTAATATATTTAAAAAGCTTATCTCCATGCTGAATACCTAACTCAGATAGATATTTATTAATTTTTTCATTTATTAATTTAGCCTGTACTTGGGAGGCCTTGGCAGATGATTCATTTATCTGTTGTTCCAAGGCTTCCTTTTCCAGTCTAAACTTCTTGGCCTCTGCCTTCGCATTTGCTAAAGCATCTAAGACCGCTTTAGGATCACGAATTTCGTCAGATGTACCTTCTACGACATTCTGTTCTTCCATTTATTATTCTCCTGTACTATTATCAGCTGCTGCTTGCTGCAGAGCTAGGTTGTTTGTATTTAATCCAGTTCCTCTTAATGAGATTTCTGTTGAGCTTTGTGCCTGTTGAACTGCTGCGTTGGCTGTGCTAGCTTCTGCAGAAATAACCTTAGCTATTTCTGGATCATAGTCTAGTTCAAGAAGGATCTGCTCTAATGGCATTCCTACTGACTTCTTACGAACTGCTACATCCCAATTGTCTACAGCGTCTACTGTTTCAATTGTTGCCCAGTCAATATCAATATTTGCTGTAATGCCTTCAATCTTAAGCATGAATAAGAACAAATCTCTCCATGAAGACTCAAATGACATTTGGCGATTCTTGATTTTCTTTGTAAGAGGTGCTTCTGAAACACGAAGAGCTTGTCCTGATGGCAAATATCCTGTGCTTGAGAAATAATGTACTGGTGTTGATGTAATTGCTGCCATTTGGTTTACAAATTCATGAACTGGCTTTGTAAATGTATCTGGGTCAGCCGCTGCAAATTGTCCAACTGCTGTAACTCCTTGTAAGTACCAAAGTTGTCCTGGACCATTTTGTAGAGCTGCAATATTTTCTCTAGCTGTTTCTCCCTCTGAGAAATCATCTAGTTCTGCTGTAGATCCACCGTTTGCAAGAGCATAGCGCTGTGGAGCACCTTGATAATCTACAGTAAGCATGTGGGTAGAGATCAATTTGTTAATTGCATCTTGTGGTCCAAATGCGTCTGCATGTTCTGGACGGCCATAAGGCTTGTGTGTGCGGAAATGGAATACAGGAATTTCTCCCCAAGGATTAGGAACTGTATCGTATAGATTAAAGTTAATTCCTTGAGCTGATCCTAGATATTCTACTTCTCCCATACCTTCATACTTTTCAATTCTGTCTGGGAAGTAAAGGTTAAGATAAACTTTCTTTACATTGTAATCAGCATATTGCCACATCTTAGCTGCAAATAGCTTCTTTCTTGGATTCTCTTGGTCATAGATAATTACTGTTGAAAGAGGTGAGTTGTAATCAATTGCCATCTTTCCAGTCTCATCTGGCCATACAATTGCGTAGGCATCACCATAAATAAGGGCATTTCTATGAATTTCGTTCATATCAATCCGAATATCTGGCTGTTCAAGCAATTCTGAGAAGTATTCGTCTGCTACAGGTGAGTCTGACTCTACTTGTTCGATTTCAAGTCTGTTTAGAACCGCATCAACAACAGTTTTGCTGAAGTTAAAGCGGAAATCGCCTGTATTGTTTTTAAATAGTTTAAACCATCGCTGGTTCAAGAAAAGTTCTGGCTGTGTGCCCTCATAATATGTCTCAGAGCGATTATAAGCTTCTCTTTTAGTAATAATATAGTCTATTGCTAGTCTAATATAATCCATTTTTATCTCCTTAAGTAATTTAATTGTTTAGCAAGCACTTTAGGTGTCTTATTGTCCAAAAAGTACAATATACCTGACACAACAGCGTCAAGAACGTCATCGTGGCTTACTTTTGGAAAGCTCCACATCTGTTCTTCAAGGGCTGGGAAGTGTGAAACATGGCATACCTTACCTTGTTGGTAGTAATTTAATGCCTTCCCTGCTCGTACCTGCTTTGATACTGATTGTCGTATTGATCTATATTTTACAGGAATATCTTTAAATACATCCTTCCATAGATCTCCACCCTGGTTGGTTTCAACATATATGACACCAGGATCATATACATCTACGAGTGTTGCAACTCGTTCAGATAACTCTGACGGAGATACTTTCAGCTGAAAAGCATCTCTTACGTAGATATTGTCATCTTCTCCTCTGCTTAATACGGCAATGCCAGTATAGTCAGAAATCTTTCCCTTGGTTACAGCTGGGTCAATAGAAATAATGGTATTTCCATATTCACCTTCTTTAATAATTACATCTTCGTATGTCCAGAAGTTGCCATCAAGGTTTACTGGCTTATTCATGTAGTTCTTAGCAAAGTCACGTAGGTGTCTTTGGCTATTGAGCCACTCTAGAGGCCATTTCTCAGGCCATACAGAGCGTTCTGAGCCATTATCTGCTGTCATAATGGCTGGATAGTAGTGAACGTCTACATTCTGGTCTGAAATCCATTCTAAAGCCTGATCTCTATTTCCTTCAGCATACTTTCTGAATTCATCCATCATAGAGTTAGGCATAGTTGTTGTGCCCACAATAATCATACGGGCATAGATATTCATAGGAGCAATGTCGTCAAATACCGTTCTACGCTGTTGACCTGCCTGATATTCGGAGTAATTCTTTTCACCCTTCTCAATATCGTCAAGAATAATGAGATCAGGACGTTGCCCAAATACTTTCTTACCCAGAGAGTTAGTATCAATACCATTAGCGTCAAAGATAAAATCATTTGCTTGAATAATACGCCAAGCATTTGCTGCCAAGCTACGCCCAGTTGAACCGACAACTTTAGGTGTGCATAATTCTGGGTAATCTGTCTTGAGATATTCATTTGTCTCCAGTTCATTTTTAAAAGTTAATAAGTGAGTCTCAGCCTGAGATGCAGCGTCTGAGAAAGCAGCTACGAATTTAATATGACCATGGGCGGCGGCCCACATAGGAAGAATCAAGAAGATCCAAGTAGACTTGCCACATTCTCTAGGTGCAATAAATGCATCACGATTTTGTTTAGGAGCAGTTGGCTTATTGATCCAAGTCTTTCCATATTCAGCAAGATCCCAGTGAAATTCCGAAAGAGTAAGTTCGTCATCCATATTTTTTAAGTGATGTGGCAAATACAGCAAAGCAAAGAGCATAGGATCATATTTTGTAAGTTCTATACGTCCTTCAGGAATTGCAAGAAGTTTTGGATTTATATCGTCCAAATATTCTGCTAAATTCTTCAAGTTACTCCTCTTTTACCTTTATATTAAATCTTACTGTAGAAATTTATCTAGAGTAGCGAAAACAAATAAATTTATTTAAATTTTATTTTGGGTGGTCTGCATATATATGTTACTCATGAGTAACATTTAAGCTATCTTTGATTGAATTAGATCTAGCTTTGGCTTCATTAAGCATATCTATGATTGCTAAATCTGAGCCATCTTTAGATCTATTTTCATTAATGTTTGTAGACTTACCTTCAATTAGATTGATTGTCTGTATAGCCTTATGTAATGCATTAGACAATTTGTTTATATCTTC